GTTCGGAGTACTTTTCCGGGTGGCCTTCGGCATATGCCGGTTGGCCACCAGCCCTGTGGTGCTGTTAACATTAGTTGTCGGTGTCTGCCGATCAACCATTAACGGCACCAATTTTCAAGACGATCTCCTTAATTGGTGTCGTGTTATGATGCCTTATATCAAGTGGTTTTTCCAACCTTGGATCAATTGGTTGGATGCCCAGGCTTATGACTGCGTAATGGATGAAATTAATGAGGCTTATTGGGCTGATTTATATCACGTACCTGTCGTCGGTTGGATTGCTCATATGTTTAGACCATATAGACGTGTTGGCACCAATTTTTGGTGTCAATTATTGTTTACTTATTGGGATAAGCCAGAGGTTTATTATCCGTGGTACGTGCGATATTTCAGTTTGATAATCTCAGGCGGTGCGGTGGTTTGGGCCATATTTATATGCATCAGCATCTTTTACATGTTCAGGAGACTTATGCCTCAAGTACATACCATAACTATAACTAATGGGATGAGAGGATTTGATATAGCATCACTTAAGAACAGTTTTCGTTCAGACATGAAACAGTCTTGGAAAGCCAAGCACACGACGGGGTCACATGAAGTGTTGGCACATCAGAGGCGAGTGTGTGAATCCTGGTGTTTAGATGTTTTGGGAGATTATTATACTCGCGTGCGTGATGTTGGTGGGTCGAGAAATCGACATGTCGAATTTACAGGAAAGCATGTATGCAATCCCATTTATAACAACGCCGATGTGTTTCGTGAGTTGAAGGGCAACAACCTGTTTGAGAGTTGTAATTTACCCGGTGAGTGTTGCCCCTTACGACATGAGATACCTGCTGCTATCATATCTCACGCTGATTATTATATGAGTCCAAAGCAATTAACACAAATTATCACTGGTCCTACTTTCATCATCAATCACTCATTTGATAAATCTGATTTGGGAGAGTGGATGGATGAAGATGGCAACATACATTATGAAGCACATGTTGAGAAGATTAATGGACATGTTACCATGCAGCCTGAAGGAGGGACACCGTACGTGCATCATGCTTATAATAACTGGTTGGAAGAGGGG